CTTACCAAAGAAGGTCTTTTTTATTGCGGAGATGACCTTGATTGGGAAAGAGCAAAAACTTTTATGGCTATTGGTTCAGGTGCTATGGCAGCAGAAGTTTGTATGAGAATGGGTCTTACTGCTGAAGAAGCTGTTAAATGGGCTTGCAATGTAGATGCAAAAAGCCATGAACCAATTAAGACTTATCGTCTTTAATATTCTTTTGTTGTTCTTTAACTAACTTTTCTATTTCCCTGGCAAACTTATACCTAACAATCCATTCATTTTCACTAGCTACGCCTCTATATCCTAACGAATACCAAGCATTTTCAATTTCTTCATCGGTCATTTAACAATTCTTGTACTTTTTCCAGCAACGCTTCCTGGGTAAAGCCGTGTTTAGCTGTAAAACCTTTTGCACCCATAAGGTGAATTCCTGTGTTTCCGAGATGGTGTTCAAAGCAAAGCGGTAGGCAAGGGGATGTAGATCGGGGCTGACCAAACCGCCTAACGTGGTGGAGTTGTACGTCTGGCATTTCAATCCCATAGGCGGCACTACAGACAATACATCCGAGTCGGGCAATCTTATCAAGAGCGATTTTCTCATTTTTAGTGGACACTATTTTGACTAGCCCAATCTTCTAGCTCTTGCGCTGTTTCAGTAATAGAACAAGCAATTAAATACGCTTCTGTTTTACGATTTTTTAATACCGCATTAAGAAAAGATTTAGTAAGCCTGTTTAATTTAAGTAATGAGTCTGCGTAATCTGTCATCTTGTTATTCTTTCTATGTTTCGGTTTGTGGCTTGTTCAGATCGCCATGCTTCAAATTCCATTTGAGCTTGGGTAAGTTCTAATTTTAACAATGCTTCTTTTGCTGTTGCTGCATCAATATCATTGCAATATTTTTCAAATTCTGCTGAAGCATAAGCCTCACGTTCTTGTGCGCCTAAAGAAGATTCATTAGATTTTTTCATCATAATGGCAACAATCATTTTCTTTTTTTCGCCAAGCCCTGCTAAATAACCTTTAGCTTTTGAATAATCCGCTTTGTATTTTTCGTAAATGTCATAAGCGTTGTATGGGTTAAATTCTTTCATTTAACAATCTCCATGCTGTTGCTGCACAAAGTGGGACTTGTCCGTTTCCAATGGCTTTAAGTCTGTCCACTCTAGAGGCCATCCCATGAGCCACTCGACCCACGTTGGGTTCAATCTCCCAGTATTTTCTGTCTCCATACTCATCACCACCTCTCCAAGATTGCTTTTCCAATACTTGTTTTCTGGGTCTAAGTGACGGCTGATCGCATGACGTGAATCCTGACAAACTGGAGTTGGCCACATTTCCATTCTTTTCTTCAATGCTTTCCGACTGTTGCTCCCCCCATCTATTCCTGTCGTGCAAGGTGTGTGAAAGAAATCCAAATTGTTTGGTATTCTTTCCGACAATCCATATTCTGTCCCTTCTATGGTTTGCTCCAACATCGGCTGCTGAAAGCACTCCCCATTCCGCATCGAACCCCATCGAGGCCAGGTCTGCAAGGACTCGTTCAAGTCCTCTAGTAGTGAGCATTGGACTGTTCTCAATGAATGTGTATTTGGGTCGTACCTCGCTAATAATCCTTGCCATCTCTTTCCACATTCCTGACCGTTCTCCGTCAAGTCCATCACCTTTTCCTGCTGCGCTGATGTCTTGACATGGAAATCCCCCAGAAACGACATCAACAATTCCTCGCCAAGGTTTTCCTTCAAAGGTTTGAACATCATCCCAAATCGGGAAAGTCGGGAGAATTTTGTCATTTTGTCTGGCGCACAATACGCTTGCTGGATAGGCTTCCCATTCAACGGCACAGACTGTTCGCCATCCAAGGAGATGTCCCCCAAGTATTCCTCCACCAGCGCCTGCGAAAAGAGCCAACTCATTCATATAGCCCTCATTTAAGGTTCATCCATAAGCCAGTTTGTCCAATAGCATAGCCAATCCAAATTACTGCATTAGCTGTAGCCCCTTTTTGAAACTGTAGAACTCCTGTGACTAAATACCCAAACCCTGTTGCCCCAACAATGTATTTTTCCAACATTTCCATTCCCCCNTGTTNCCTANTTTNNATTGNNTATAAAANTCATCTAGTAATACTTTACTAAAGTTCTTGCCCGAGATGTAATCTCTAAACCAACTTAATCCTTTTTTGTGGCGTAAGTGCAACAAATACCTTACAGCGCATTTATGCTTGTGTTCTAGATCGCAGTTCCCTTTGTTTGATGACATAATCCTTCATTTCGTAGTAGCTTCCAAAACGAGCTAATTTTGGGTCTTTACCGCACTCAATTTTATATGCTTCTTCAATTTGCTCATTTGTTACTAACGGAAGTTGTTTGTGTCTAGTAACTTCTTCTTTTACCCACTCAGCTTTAAATCCTACCCAACTACGTTCACAACAAGTTTGCAGGGCATCTGAGAGAGTTATTTTAGCCTTTTCAGCCTCTCGTATCAAACCTTTCAAAGCCGTGTCTGTAAGAGGCTTTTTGGCAGCTTTACGGACTTTTAAATAATCATTCCATAAAGACACATCAACACCTTTAGGTGGTGCTATGTTTTTATTAGTTGTTGTTAAAGGTAAAGGTGATGGTGAAGGTGATGGGCATTGCTTAAGCATTGCTTGTGCATTGCTTGTAGCATCATTTTCTTGTTTATCCCATCTAGCTTGTGCGCCTTTTAAAGCCCTATCGTGCATTTTGGCTTTATTTTGCATTGCAAGGTTTAATTCTTTTTCAACTCTAGCGTGAATCCAATAACCATCTGAAATGCTAAAAAATTGCTTAAGCATTGCTTTAGCATTGCCCCAAGCATCAGGCGATAATTTAGAAATCTGAGCTAAAACTTGATCATTGTCTGGCAATCGACCAGATCGCCAATAATCCATAAGAAGCAATAAATATGCTCCGTGCTGTTCGGTGGTAAGTCTAGCTGTATCTGCTAGATAGTCCCCAATATAAAGGGGCATCCATATATCTGCTTTTTGCATACAATTCCTCTGTCAAAGGTAGTCAAAATAAGGTGGACTGGGCGGGCGGTGACTAATCGCTTTTCGGGGATGACCCTAGCCTGTCCATAGATTTTACTACTTATTTTTGTTTTTTAGTTCTTTTTTGGGCAACTGCTTTAGCCCTTGCAATAGTAGGAGAGCCATCTTTTTCGGGTGTAATTCGGTATTCATCAATTGCTTTGGTAAGGATACTAACAAGACCCCATTGGACAAGGGTTTCAAGCCCTTCTTTGTCAAAGTCAACTTGAGCGTTGGCTGATCCATCTTCGTTTTCCTTAATGATTTTTACGCTTATCTTCATTTTGTTGATCCCCCATAAATTTGATGATCCATATAGTTTAATCGTTCTTTAAGCTGTGATAATTCTTTTGTTAAAAAATCAGCCCTGTATTGTAATTGTTTAATTTCTTTATCTGCTCTTACAAGCATTTTAAGTAACATTTCTTCTCTGTTCATTGTAGTTCGGGCCAAATAATGTGCCAGGACTTAGGAAATATATCCTTGCGAGTGATTAAACCATGCGACTCTTTTTCAAGAGTTGCGCCTAAAAATGCAAATTGCGATGATGGTATGTTGTTTTTTCGCCACATTGATACAGCATTTGGTGAAATACCTACCAATTTAGCAACTTTTGTAGTACCACCTAGCAAATCAATTATTGCTGAATCTGTTAGTTTTAGCTTCATTCAATTATCTTACATCGTATGTCGTTATTTTGCAAATAGTTCTTGACAGCCTATGAAATATGCTTACAATCAATTTTATAGCAATTTCGCTATGTATCTAAGGGGAATTTAGATGGGTGAATTACACCAACTGATGTTAGAGCATGAAGAATTTTTAGAAAAGGCTTTAGATGATATGGAATTCAGTAACGAATTTATGTCACAAGCACAAGTAGATTGCATACGCCAAGCGTGTGGCAAACCAAAAAATTGCAAAAATGAAACGTTAACTTCATTGTTTAATGACTTTGGCAATATTTTTAGGAGCGCACCATGAATCAATCAGAGTCAATCGCTAAATTAGCAACTGCTTTGTCAATTGTTCAGGGAAAACTTACTCATGCTAAAAAAGATTCAGAAAATCCGTTTTTCAAATCTAAGTACGCTGATCTTGAGTCTGTGTGGGATGCTTGCCGTGATCTTTTGGCTGCAAACGGCCTTAGTGTTATGCAATTCCCTGGCGAGTTTATTGACGGCACAATGTCAATGACCACAGTTTTAGCTCATAGTTCTGGTGAATGGATTGGTCAAGAAATGTCTATGCCTATAGTTAAAGCTGATCCGCATGGAATTGCATCGGCCATAACATACATGAGAAGGTTATCGGT